AGCAGCAGGCGTTGGAGTTCGTGATTCACAGTCTGCGTCCGTGGTTGGTTCGCTGGGAGCAGGAAATCAATATGAAGCTGCTCAGATGGACGCCGGGTATTTTCTGCGAGTTCAACGTGGACGGCCTACTGCGCGGCGAAACGCTACAACGGTATCAGGCACACAAGACGGCGATCGACGCGGGATGGAAGTTACGTAACGAAGTGCGCGAACAAGAAAACATGAACACCATCGACGGGCTGGACGATGAGCCATTGAAGGTCCAAGTCGTGATGGATGACGACAAAGAAGAAGAAACGGAACCCGAAACAGATGTCGTTGCGCTGGCACGTACGGTGGTTAAGCAGGAGTGCGAGCGGCTCCACCGTAAAGAGGCGAAGGCAGTGACAACGGCGTCCAGGAAGTACCTCGACAAGGGAAACGCCGAGAAGTTTGTTGAATGGATGGAGCCGTTCTATCTCGGTTTCCGGGACGAATCAATAGAGGCGTTGTGTGCTTCGTTCGGCGTACTGGCGTGCCTTACGAATACCCCGATCAACGTGGCGGCGATTATTGACCGCGATGTCAATAGACACGCGGCGGACATTCGCGCCGGTATTGCGGAGCACGGATGTGCCTGGGTGTCCGACTGTATCGGCAAATTGATCGATGGGCCGATGTTTGTCACAGCCTAAAAAAGAAGGTGAACTATGCCATACAAGAAAATCCTGAGTGTCGTATTCGGTGAAGTCTGGGCGATTCGGCCTTGCAAACTGGATGCCCTGGCTAATCTCGTTGTGCTCGTCGCCGGCGGCGGGAAGCGATCTGAGGAAGAGTTGGCCGAGATCGCGGCTGCTCGTCACGGGCGCTCCGCCGCCGTGAAGGGCTCGGTGGCCGTGCTCCCTGTCCACGGCTTCCTGGCGCAGCACGCCGGGATGATCCAGGAATCTAGCGGCGGCACATCGACAGACGAATTGGGCCGGACCTTCGATTCGCTGATGGCCGACAATTCCATCGGCGCAGTGGTCCTAGACGTAGATTCTCCTGGCGGCTCGGTGTATGGCATTGCGGAGGTGACCTCGAAGATCCGTGCTGCCCGCGGCACCAAGCCCATCATCGCCGTGGCGAATAGTGAGATGGCGTCGGCGGCGTACTACCTGGGAACCGCTGCCGATGAGGTGGTGGTTACGCCGTCTGGTGAGGTGGGCTCCGTCGGCACGCTGGCCCTGCATCTAGACGAAAGCAAAGCGGCCGAAATGTCTGGCCTATCGTACACGCTACTGTCGGCCGGCGAACACAAGGCAGACGGGAACCCGTTCCAGCCGTTAACCGATTCGTCCAGGGCGGAGTTGCAGGGCCAGGTGGATCGTTACTACGAAATGTTCGTGGCCGACGTAGCCAAGAACCGGGGCATCACCGCGAAGGCTGTGAAATCAGGCTACGGTCAGGGCCGGATGGTAGGTGCCCGCGAGGCGGTGGAATCCGGCATGGCCGATCGAATCGACACGATCGAAAACGTGGTGGCCGGGCTGCTGTCTCGTCAGCCGAAGTCCGCCGGGGCTGGAAGAACGGCCTCCGACATGAGGCGGCGGCTCGCACTAAGAATCGCTTGACACGCAAACTCTGGAGTCTATAGTCCCAGCGACAATCGAATACGGCGTGCGGTGGGTGCCCCATGGGCTGGGCTCCAAGCAGCATCCGGCCTGCCGCGCGTAACGTGATACCGGCCTCGGCCAAGATCGAGACGCGGATTACCGTGAGTGGTTTCCAATCACTTGCTGTGTCCGCGTCTTTTTTTCGTGGCCGCAGCCGGAGCAAATCGAATGGACAAGTTGACGCAGCTCAGGGCGAGCTACGGCGAGAAACTTAAGGCCGCAAAAGATTTCAACGCAGCTCTTGAGGCGAATTGCAAAAAGGAAAATCGAGATCCCACCGACGAGGAACGGGCTAAGTTCGACGGCCTGTTAGCGGAGATCGATCAGCTGAAAGTTGACATGGAGGCCGCCGAGGCCGATCGGGTGCGGGCGGCTCGACTCGGCGTAGCGCAGGATTTCCAGAGGACTGCCCCCGCGCGGCTGACTACACCGTCGCAGCCTACCGATATCCCGGACCGGGTACCGATGATTCCCGCACAATTCAGGCGGCGGCGAGACACGCTGAAGGCGTTTGCGTCCGCCGATGACCCGGAACGTCAAACCTACGCATTCGGTTCGTTCGTCGCGGCGACGCTGGGCGGCAACATGCGGGCCGACCAGTGGTGCCGAGACAACGGCGTCTATGCCACGATGTCTAGCACGTCGAATGCTGCCGGCGGGTTCGCTATCCCAGACATTTTCATCCCGGATCTGATTCGGCTTGTCGAGTTGCGCGGCGTGTTTCGCCAGTTCGCTGCCGTTAAGCCGATGGCATCGGATACGGCTATTTGGCCGCGGCGCACCGGTGGACAGACGGCCTACTTCACCGCCGAGGGCGCCAACCCCACCGAGAGCGATATCACGGGCGACAATGTGTCCCTCGTCGCTAAGGAGGTCGCCGTGATGACGGTGGTGCCTCGCAACCTCATGGAGGATGCGATGATCGATCTCGGCGAATTGGTCGCAATCGAGAGCGCGCACGCCATGGCCACGCTGGAGGACACCGTTGGATTCAACGGTGCGGGCACGGCGGCCCACGGCGGGATCCATGGGGCGACCGTCAAAATCAACGACGGTAATCACGATGCCGGTATCTACGAGGCGCTTGCGGGGAATACGGCGTTCAGCACGCTGGACCTGGTTGATTTCGAGGGCCTTGCCGGTGCTCTGCCTATTTTCCCCGGCCAGAATCAGATGTGGTTCATCAGTAAGCCGGGGTTCTATGCGTCGATGGCGCGACTACTGGACGCCGCCGGCGGGAATACGAAGTCAGATCTCGCCGGTGGTACGGGGCTCCAATTCCTGGGGTATCCCGTAGTTTTGTCCAACACGTTGAATACGACGCTGGGAGCGGATGCGAGCGCTATCAAGCTGTTGTTCGGCGATTTGGCGCAGGCGTGCATGATGGGCAATCGCCGGGCGTATTCCATCGCCTCTGACGGCGGCGGGAAATATTTCCAGGCGGGTACTATCGCGATCAAGGCGACGGCTCGATTCGACGTGAACGTGCACAGTCTCGGCGACGGTACGAATGCCGGTCCTCTTATGGCAATGAAAACCCCGGCGAGCTAGCCGAGAAAGGAATCCCATGATTCACGACCAGTATCAGAAAAGCGTGTACATGCTGAACGTAGCGAGTGTAGCTACGACTGCCACCGCTACGGGATGGGTTGACACGCTCGGCTACGAGTATTGCTCGATCGATGCGCTGCTTGATTCGGCGGCCGCCGTGTCCAGTAACCCGGCCGTACTGAAACTGTCAGAGTCCAAGGTGACTAATGTTACAAGCGACACCGATTTAGCGGTGTTCACCGGTGACGACACTACGGATGGTTTCACGATTCCCGACGCCGATACGGACAGCGCTCAGATCGTGCGGTTCAACGTCGATCTGCGCACGCGAGAGCGATACCTGTTTATCCACATCACGCCCGCGGGTGCGGCGCAAATCGTGGGTGCGGTGGCGAGACTTTCCCGCGCCAAGGAGATGACCGCTGGAACGTCCAGCCCGTCGGTAGCGGCGGTGGTGACAGGCTAACGTGATGATCGCGGGCAGCGAAACAATCAGGCTCAACATCGGAGCCGGCACGACGGTGATAGACGGCTTTACGCCTATCGATCGAAAGGCCGGACAGGAAGGCTATCCGCTCGATTTCGCGGACGGCAGCGTGTCCGAGATCTACGCTTCACACGTACTCGAACACTACAGCCATCGCGACGTGAGCGCCGTAGTCAACCACTGGGTGAAGAAACTAAAGCCCGGCGGGCGACTCAGAATAGCCGTGCCTGATTTCCAGGTGGTGGCCGCCACTTACCTGGCCAAAAAGCCCATCAATGTACAGGGCTACGTGATGGGAGGCCACAGTGACGAAGATGATCGACACGGCTGTATATTCGATCGCGAGTCGCTGGCTGAGATCATGGCCTCGGCGGGCCTCGAACGTATACGCCCGTGGAGAGCGGAGTTGCAAGACTGTGCCGCTCTGGAGGTGAGCCTTAATTTATCGGGCTACAAGCCCTTAGTGGGGGAGGCTGTAACCGGGGCGGTTGCTGTGCTCAGCGCCCCCCGGTTCGGGCCTTTGCTGCACACCCGCTGCGCGTATGCGGCGTTCATGAAGGCCCAGGTGCCGTACCAGATCACTCAGGGCGCCTACTGGCACCAAGTGATGTCTGAGTGTCTCGAAACTCAGTTAGAGGCCGGTCGCGAGTACATCTACACGTGCGACTTCGATACCGTGTTCTCAGCCCAGGATGTAATCGATCTGTATCGGCTGATGCGAACATTCCCGGAAGCGGACGCCATCTGCGCCGTGCAGTCGAAACGTTCGTCCGGCCATGCACTGTTTGGAATGAAAGATGAGCACGGTGCACCTGTCACGACGGTGGCGGCACAGGAGTTCGATCGTCATTTGACGCGCATAAGCACAGGCCATTTCGGCCTGACGATCTTCCGAGCGTCGTCGCTGCAAACGTTCGCGCGCCCGTGGATGCAACCCAAGCCCAATAAGGATGGACGTTGGACGGACGGCAAGATTGATGCCGACATTGACTTTTGGAACAACTGGGAGCGCGCGAATAAGACGCTGTTCCTGGCGAATCGTGTCGTCGTCGGACACCTACAGGAACAAATTGCTTGGCCCAACGTGGATTTCAGTCCGGTTTATCAAGGCACCGCTGAATACACCCACGACGGTCCGCCGCCGGAGGCCGCGAGATGAAGATTCGTTTCGTTCGTTCTTGGCGTCGCTGGAAAGCCGGCGACATGATGGAGCCTGCCGACGGCTGGGCCAATGTGCTAATTCGCCGTCACATTGCGGAAGAAGTTTCGCCCAATCCGCCAAAACGTCAGCACGCTATTCCGCGCGTCTATCCCGCAGCTGGGGCTCGCCATGATCGCTGAAACAATTACGGTTCAGCCCACCGTGGAGCCCGTCAGTATCGAAGAGGTGCGACAGCAGGAGGGCATCGATACAAGCGATGATGATGTCACGATACATCGGGCCGTGATTGCGGCCCGCAAGGCCGTCGCGCACGAACTGGGCCGGGTGCTGATTTCTACGACGTTTGCGTATCGACTGAATGTTTTCCCGGCGGGCGACAGTCTATGGCTGCCGTCAAGTCCGCTCATCAGCGTTACATCCGTGGTGTATGACGATGCTGCCGGTGATTCACAGACGCTCGCGACGACGGTTTACGACGTAGATACGTACGCAACTCTGGGGCGCATTTATCTGAAGCGCGAAACAAGCCAGGTGTGGCCCGGCACGCAGGATAAGGAATACGCCGTCGTCGTAACCTACAAGGCGGGGTACGGCACTGCGCCGAAGGATGTGCCTGAAAACATCCGGCAAGCCATTCTTCTTGTGGCGGCGCATCTAGTGGTACATCGCGAAGCCGTGACGGACGAGAAACTGGTGGAACTCCCCATGGGCGTGCAGTACCTACTGTCGCCCGATGAGTTAGTCAGTGCGGATTCCTGATATGAGCGGATTCAAAATGACGCCTAGAACTTATCGCGCACACCGCATTCGACTTCAGCGATTGACGGCGACGCGCGACGACTATGGTGGGCAAACCGAAGCATGGACGACCTTCGCGGAGCGATGGGCCATGGCCAAGCCGTTGAGCGGCACCGAACTCCCTGAGGGCGAAAGGTTGCGCGGCAAGCAGATGATCGAATTCACATATCCCTACGAGCCTAGCTTGAGGCCGCAGGATCGCATTTGGCAAGACGACAAGGTTTACAATCCACGCGAAATTCGTGACGTGGGGATGGCCGGCGTCACTACTCAGGTTGTAGCGGAGCATATTCCATGATCGAGATGCCGGCCAGGCTGGACAAATCCGAATTGTCTCGCGTGTTTAAGGCTCGTGGCGCATGGAACGCGGA